GTTCAGAGAACACTGTCGAGTTTGTGCCAACGGGACCAGAAGACGTTGCCAACGCACAGCAGGCTACCGACTACTGCAACTTTATCTTCAACTCTGACAACAACGGTTTCCTGACCACCTACGCCACCTTCAAGGATAGCCTAGTGCGGAAGTGCGGGCTTATGAAGTGCTGGTGGGAGGAGGACGAGACTGTTCGGATTGAGGAGTATTCAGGGCTGGATGACCAGACGCTGCAGATACTGATGCAGAAGACAACAAAGTTGGTGGCGAAAAGATGGTCATCAATAAAGCTCGGGTTATGGCAGTAACTATGGTGCCAAAGCCCGCGTTCCAAGAATGCAAGATCTTTGTCGTAGAAGGCGATGAAGAACAGAACCCACAGGAGGAAACTATGGTTCCAGACGGAATCTATGTTGAAGATGTGGAAAGCTCGGACGAGCAAGCAGTCGTTGCGTCTGCTATTCTTGCCGGTGCAGTCCCCATCGTGCCGCCTGCCGACTGGTTCAACAACCCGAAGCTCAAGCAGGCTACTCCGATCACTGTCGATGACAATGGTCGAGTGTTCGGTCACATTGCAGCTTGGAACGTTGACCACATCGGCTTGGTGGCCGGCACAAAACCACCCCGCAGTCGAAGTGGGTATTCCTACTTCCATACCGGCGTTGTTCGCACAGACTCAGGTAAGGATGTGCCAGTCGGCCAGCTTACTCTTGCTGGAGGACACGCCTCGCTCGAAGCAAGTGCACTTGACGCAGTCAAGCACTACGACGACACTGCTAGCGCAGTTGCAGACGTTCACGCTGGAGAAGATGCTTACGGCATCTGGGTTGCCGGTGCACTTCGCACTAACGCAACTGACGAGCAGATTCGCGCACTTCGCGCGTCGGCACCTTCGGGTGACTGGCGTCCGATCCGCGGCTCTCTCGAGCTCGTAGCTGTTTGCCAGGTCAATGTTCCTGGATTCCCGATTGCACGCGCTCGCGTCGCTTCGGGTCAGGTCATGGCTCTGGTTGCTGCTGGTGCTAGCTACATGGCTCACCTCAAGGCTGAAGACCCTGAACTCGGCGCACGTGTTGCTTCGGCTAAGGCTAAGTTTGATGAGACTCGTGCCGCACGCTCTGCTGAGCTTGCAACTAAGGCTTCCGAGCTTGCAGCTCGTGTTGCTTCGGCTCGCTACGCAGACCAGTTTGCTGACATTAGCACCAAAGAGCGCAGTGCTCTTGCTAAGAAGGGCCAGGCTCTTCCTGACGGATCGTACCCGATCCGCAACGAGGAAGACCTGAAGAACGCCATCCAGGCATTCGGACGCGCTAAGGAGTCGGACCGAGCTAGAGTCCGTCGTCACATCATGCGTCGTGCTCGTCAGCTTGATCGCAAGGACCTCATTCCAGAGAAGTGGTCAAAGAACCACGTGGCTTCCAACCAGGAAACTGTTACGGCTTTATCTGACGCGGACCTCCGCGCTCGCGTTGCAGCAGCTATGGACCGCCTGGGAAAAGCTAATGCGGTTGAGCCTGTAATTCCTGAAGAACGCCCTGTTGCTCCCGTGATGCCCCGTGCACCACGTAAGCCCATGGGAATTCAGGAGCCAGTGGTAAAAGAAGATGCCCCAGTAGCTGAGATTGCTCAGGATGGTGTGTCTGTTCAGGAAGCACTCAAGATTGCACAGAACCCCGATGTTCGTGAGTCTTTTGCTCCTGGAAAGTATGTCCCTGGTAAGACTCAACCGCGCGATAACTATGGCAAGTTCCGTAAGGTTCTTGCTCGCCTCAAGCAAGACTTGGGAGTTGCTGGTTTGGATAAAGTTGCCCGCGAAGTAGCTAAGGTTGAAGGCCTTAACGAAGTTGGTAGCTACACTGATGCTGCTGGAGCAGCCGGTAAGTTGATTGACATTGTTGATCGACTTGACTCGGGCTCACTCAATGCACGCTCACTCGAGAACATCCGATCCACCACTTCCGAACTTGGAAAGGTGATCGCTAACTTGCCGCTTCCTTTTGACAACCCTGCTCAAAAGGTTCGGTATTCTGACTTGCCTCCTGCACTGCAAGGTCTTATCGAAGATATGATCTCGCGTGTTGAGGCAAAAATTCGACAGAAGGATGCAGATATTGCAACTGCAGATCTGAAGTTTTTCAAGTCTGGTGGAGATGTTTATGGCCACTCGGACAGTTCGTCCCAAGTCAATAAGCTTCTTCGCCTACTTACCTAATATCTAAATAATAAACATCCTAGATAACAGGTAAAATAAGTTCTAGGTAGAGTGCCTGCCGCACCATGCGACCAGTCCCTTTGCCTTGGACCGAACAGCAAGGTATATGAGAGACATGTACCCCTAACTATCCTTAGGAGGATAAGTGGACCAGATCAAGACACAGGTTGATTCCTTGTCTGAGCTCAGTGACGAACAAGTCGCAGAGCTTCAGTCGAGCATCGTCCGTGAATTCGAAATGGTTGAAGGCCAAGAGCCGTCTCCTGAGGTTGTAGATGCTATGACGTCGCTTGCGGACATGCTGGACACCGTTAACGGTGAAACCAAGCGTCGCGAAGCCGCCGCAGAAGAGCTTGCTGCTCGTGCTGCCGAGGCATCGTCGCGGATTGAAGCCGCGAGTGGCGACGAGGAAGCTGCTATGAACGAGGATATGCCCGTTGAAGCAGCCCCTGCAGAGGAAGCTCCTGCTGAAGAGCCCACCGAAGCCCCGGAAGAGGCTCCGATGGAGGAAGAGGCCAAGGAGACAGAGTCTGACGAAGACATGGAGAAGAAGAAGCAGTACGCTGCTGACGACTCCGACGTCGCATCAACAACCCAGGTTGAAGGATCTGAACTTTCGACCGAAACTGTAGAGGGCACCGAGCTTTCTGCAGATCCAGAAGAACCAACAATCGCTCCAGAACCGGAGCAGGAAGAGCAGGCACCCGTGACCGCCGCAGCAGAAGAGGGCTTCTCGGCCCCCGCTGACCGTCAGCCTGTAATCGAAGTTGTCGAGGCAGCCACAGTGGCAATCACTGCAGGCGCTGACATCCCCGGTTACACCGCTGGCACATCGATTGCTGACATGTCCGAAGTTGCTGTTGCAATGGAGAAGCGTATTCACTCGCTTCGCCGCGTCAACGGTGGCGACGGAGAACAGCACATCGTTGCATCCATCAACACCCTTTACCCTGAAGCTCGTACCCTCGGACTCAACCCCGAAGAGAACCAGGCTAAGATCGAAGCTGTTGTCGGCCAGGAAGCGCTCGTCGCTTCGGGTGGACACGCCGCTCCGTTCGAGGTCAAGTACGACATCTACGCAATCGGTTCTACCACCGAGCGCCCAGTTCGCGATGCTTTGCCTCGCTTCCAGGCTGACCGTGGCGGTATCCGCTTCATCGTTCCACCAAGCTTCGCTGGTGGCGACTACGCTAACGCTGTTGGTGTATGGACTGCTGCAGTTGACGCTGACCCACAGTCGGCAACCAAGGCTAGCCTAACCGTTTCAGCTGCAACCGAGACCACAGTCTCGACTGACGCTGTTACACTACAGCTACAGTTTGGTAACCTAGCAAGCCGTGCTTACCCAGAACTAATCGCTCGCCACAACGAGCTAGCTCTAGTTCAGCACGCTCGTGAAGCTGAGCAGAACCTACTACCAGGCATCGGAAGCAAGTCGACTGCTGTTACAACCACAAACCTTATCGGTTTCGGTCGTGACTTCCTAGTCCAGATTCGCCGTGCAGCTGTTGCTTACCGTTCGCGTCACCGCATTGACCCTCAGGCTCGCCTGAAGGCAATCATCCCTTCATGGGTAATTGACGCAATGTCAGCTGACCTCACACTGGCAGCTCCTGGTGACAACACCATCTCAGTCGGTCAGGCTGAAATCAACGGTTACCTCGCTTCGTCGAACGTATCTCTCGTTGCTTCTCTCGACCAGAACGTCTTTGGCGCTCAGTCGACTGGTGCACTCAACGAGTTCGCTGATTCCTTCTCATGTTACCTCTTCGCTGAGGGTTCCTTCATCTTCCTTGATGGCGGTACTCTTGACCTCGGTATCATTCGTGACTCCGGTCTCGTTGGAACCAACGACTACAAGATGTTCGTTGAAACCTTCGAAGGCGTTGCTTTCGTTGGTACAGAAGCACTCAAGATTACATCGACCATCTCGGTCAACGGTGTAGCTGCTGCTCTGCGCGACACAACTGGTGGCGCTACTGCTGCCGCTGTTGAGTACTAAAAACTCAACTAGCAAAAATCTGATGAGCGTGGGTGGGGCTTCGGCCCCACCTACGCCCACCACACATAAACTTTAAGTTAGGAACTTACAA